GAAAACGCCAAACTTCTATATCAAAATAAGGCTTTGAATAGCGCCTCCTTGAATGAGCGACAAAAAGAAAAGATTGTCGAAGCTGTTCGTAACGCCAGTTCGGTAGAAGAGACGAAGATGTTGTTTGAAACACTTCAAAGCGCAGTGGGCAGTCATAGGACTCGCCGCACAGAATCACTTCGCGAAGCTGTTAGTAAACCAACTACCTCGATGCTTCTTAGTTCAAATAGAGGCTCTACTGCTTCTACTACTGTTGATCCTAATATGGATCGAATGTTACGTTTGGCAGGTTTGAAGAAAAAACAATAATTTTTAGGAGGTTATATAAAAAATGTCTATTGTTGAAAAATTGACCGAAGGCATCATCAATCGGGACCTCTCGCGAGAGGGCGACGCTCTTATCTCTAAGTGGGAAAAGACGGGTCTTCTTGAGGGTCTCGAAAGCGAACAAATCCGTAATGGAATGGCTTGCTTGCTTGAAAACCAAGCAAAAGAGCTACTCCGCGAGTCTTCCAGCATGGCTGCTGGAGACGTTGAGGGTTTCGCTGCTGTTGCTTTCCCCTTGGTTCGCCGTGTTTTCGGCAACCTAATTGCTAACGATCTCGTTAGCGTTCAGCCCATGAGTTTGCCATCTGGACTGATCTTCTTCCTTGACTTCACAGTCTCTCAGGAGATTGGCGCAGATGCTACTGCGCTGGGTCGTCTAGGATATCCGCCCGGGAGTTCATTCTTCGGCGGCGGCGTCGTTGGATCACAGATCACCGGCGGTGTTAACCTGAATGATGCTAATGCAGGACGCGGTCCTTATGGACTGAACAACGGCTATGCATCTCCAACGGGTTCTAACGTTATTGCTGATGACGACTGGGGTCGTGTGTTAGCGCAAGGTACCGTTGGCGACTCTAGTGTCTCATCGGCCGACGATAGTAAGACTCTTGACGCTCTCCTCCAGTTTGATGCCGACTTGATGGCTCTTTCTGGAACGGCGACTGCGGTGGTGCTTGAAGTACCTCTTGCCCGTATTACGGGTGGCAGTAGCACGCAGGAGTTTGATCTCGATGATCTTGTGAGCATTCAGTGCTCTTCGTCCACTATTGCAGCTGGATTGAATATCGTTGGTGAGGAGGCTGGCACTAACTTGGTTCGTCGTTTGACGACCTTTAGCTCCGGCAGTCAAGGTGGCGCGCTCGGCGATCGTAGCAATGCAAACATTGTTATGGCGGTCGTGGCGTATGATGGAGGTCGAACTGCAGCGCAGCTCTCAACTTCCTGCGGCGTTGCCCAGACCATGAGTTACGTCCAGACCGATCAGTTTAACAACGTCGGTACGCGTGCAATTGGTGCGATTGTTGGTGCAAACGAGTGGGGACTGGAAGGTTCTCAGTTCATTCCCGAGATCGATATCAAGATTGATTCGGTTGCCGTTACGGCGATCACGAAGAAGCTCAAGGCCAAGTGGACTCCGGAGTTGGGACAGGATCTTAATGCCTATCACAACTTGGATGCCGAGGTCGAGCTTACTCAGATTCTGTCTGAGCAGGTTGCTCTTGAAATTGATCGTGAGATTCTTGAGGATCTCTTGCAGGGTGCTACCACGCACCGCTTCTGGTCACGCGCTCCAGGCAAGTTCCTGAATCGCGAGACTGGTGTTGAGGTTGGGGCTTCTACTGTTGCTCCGGACTTCACTGGTAACGTGAGTGAGTGGTATGAGACTCTCATTGAGACTATCAATGACGTGTCAGCACAGATTCACCGTAAGACTCTACGGGGTGGTGCTAACTTTGTGGTTTGCGGACCTGAAGTTGCTAACATCCTTGAGTTTACGGCTGGCTTCCGTGCCAACGTCACTGTTGATAGCGAGAGAGGGTCTGCCGGCGCAGTTAAGGTCGGCTCCCTGTCCAAGAAGTGGGACATTTATGTCGATCCTTACTTCCTCCGGAACACTGTTCTGGTCGGTCGTAAGGGGGGCAGCTTCCTAGAGAGCGGATATGTTTACGCTCCCTATGTGCCGCTGCAGACCACGCCTACGATCTTTGGTGTTGAAGATTTCGTGCCCCGTAAGGGAGTCATGACTCGATATGCCAAGAAGATGGTACGTCCGGACATGTATGGATTGGTTCTCATCAGTGATATGATGGTTGGCTAGTCTATTCATCCCTCAAGGGATAAATAAAATTGAAAGCCCCGGCTCTAGCAGTCGGGGCTTTCTATTTATGGTAGTTGTACTAATTAATAAGAGGGCATTTTCATGGCGATACCCAAGCTAAATCCGGCTTCTACCACCAATACGAACGTTTTAACTTCTACGGGTTCCGTTACTGCCGTCGCCGCCACGCTCCCTTTTGGCATTTATGGAGGGATTCCAGAGTTCTTGTCAGGAGCTGCTGACCAAGTAGCATATACTTATAAAAAATTGGGTGGCGATGTGCTGGACATTGAGTTGGCGACCGGGAATGTATATGCAGCATACGAAGAAGCAGTCTTAGAATACTCTTATATCGTTAACATACATCAGTCTAAAAACTCACTCGGAAGCTTTTTAGGTCATACGACGGCCTCCTTTGATCAAGACGGACAAATAAAAAGTGGAGATTCCCTNTCTGGATCGCAGATAGAATTAAGATATCCCAAGTATGATTATGGATATATTAGACGCGTAAGTGATAGGGCCAGTACGGAAACCAATCTCGGAGGAACTCAAAATATTTATTCCGGTTCTTTTACGCGAGTCGGTGGACAACAAGACTACGATCTTCAAAACATTATTTCATCTTCGGCAGCCACCGACACGGCGGCAGATTATTATGGCAAGGTGGAAAACAAAAGAATTATCATTCGAAGAGTATTTTATAAAACCCCCAACGCCATGTGGCGTTTTTATGGATATTATGGAGGCTTCAGTGTTGTAGGCAATTTAAGAACTTATGGGCAATATGCTGATGATTCGACTTTCGACATTGTTCCTGTTTGGCAAAATAAGCTACAGTCAATGGCCTATGAGGACGCCTTAAATACACGCGTGTCCCACTGGACCTACGAGATCAAAAACAATAAGATAAGAATATTTCCAGAACCCGATGGCACAAGTCCGGAGAAATATTGGTTTCAGTTTACCATCGAAGAGACACCATGGGAAGAAACAGCATCGGACCGCTCGTCGGGAGTGCTCGGCATCAACAACATGAACACTCTTCCGTTTCAGAATATTGCTTATACTAGCATCAACTCTATTGGGAAACAGTGGATACGTCGTTTTGCGTTGGCACTATCGAAGGAAACGCTCGGCCAAATTCGTGGAAAATTTGGAGTCATCCCTATCCCTGGCGAGTCTGTCACTCTAAATGCGGCAGACCTTTTAGGACAAGCCAAGGCAGAGCAAGATGCTTTGAGGGAAGAGCTTAAAGCGACCTTTGATGAGCTTACATACGCGAAATTGGCTGAGACCGATGCAGGCATTAGTGATAATACCGAAAAAGTTTTGTCGGATGTGCCCGCGGGCATCTACGTAGGGTAGTTGAATGGCAAACAACCCTAACGATAAATGGTCTCAACCAGCAGCACCGCCTCCTCCCATGTTTTTTGGGAAAAAGGAACGCGATCTTGTTAAGCAAGTTAATGATGAGCTTCTAGAACGCGTTATTGGCCAAACCGTGGTTTATTATCCTGTAGATGTCGATAGGACCAATTTTCATTCTCTTTATGGAGAGGCCATTAACAAGATGTGTCTGCCGCCAATTCGTGTTTATGCCATGGTAGAAGTGGACAACGAGCAAACCAATGATAAATATTCGTATGAATATCAGAGTAAAATAAATGTGCATTTTAATCGTAAAAGGCTGACCGCAGATCAAAATTTAAATGTCCGAGCTGGGGATTTTATACAATATGGGGACACGTTTTACGAAATTATGAGAATTTATAATGATACCAGGTACTATTTTGGCCAAGTGAATCACAAGTTTCAAGTAAGTGCTGAGTGTCGTAGAGCAAGAAGGGGGAATTTCCGTGTCGCCACGTAGTCAATCAATACAAACCGAAGAAGAGATTAAGAATCCTAAAAAGCATAGTTGGACGGGTCTTAAAGATCCATCTATTTTGCAAGAAATTGAGTTAATGCCGTCTAATTTAGAGACGATCGATTATGCTATGTATGATTATCTCAATGAAAGGCTGGATTTGTCCACGACCACCAACAATGGCTTTAAAAAGGTGCCCATCATCTGGGCCTCTAGCGAGCGGTCCTTTCAAATAAAAGCCAATAAAGATCTTCGAGATACAGAAGAGACTTTAATCCTCCCGCTTATCACTTTAGAACGTAAATCCGTAAGTAAAGATATAGGGAAAAGGGCGATTCCATATGCTAACGTGCGTCCTATTAATGATCCGCAAGGAGGCACAATTACGGTAGCCCGGCGCATTAATCAAAAAAAGACCGCCGAATTTCAAAATGCTCTTGCGCGTAGGAAAGTAGATAACGGGAATGTTGCCGGGATTGGAAATGGCCAAAGCACCTTCCCCACTATAGTGAATAAAAAAACAGTATATGAAACCATCACTATGCCATTGCCAGTTTGGGTTTCCGTAATTTATGAAATTAGCTTAAGAACCGAATACCAAACTCAAATGAATGATTTAGTAACACCTCTGTTGCGTCAAGGAGGACTCAATACAATGCCACGGCGCATCGAGCGCGATGGACACAAGTTTGAGGTTTTTATTGAGGGAAGTTTTGTTAATAATGCGAATTCGGCCGGCCTAGAAATGGAGCTTCGAAATTATGAAACCATTATTACCCTAGATGTGTTAGGATATTTGATGGATGACGGTCCCAATGGAGAACGTCCAAAAGTGGTAATAAGAGAAAATGCTGTTGAAGTTAAAATCCCCCGGGAACGCGTAATACTTGGTGATATCCCAGATTTTATTGATGATCGGGGCTTTTATAGATCTTAGAAGGTTTTTAGAAGTTGGCTTAACTATTTAGTTAAGAAAATTAATTGTTTTCTCGTATGGAATATAGAGAGCAAAATTAGGGAGAGACCACACAATGTCTGTAGATAGATTTAGATTTGTTTCGCCGGGTATTTTTATTAATGAGATTGATAGATCTGTAATACCTGTCACCACAGTACCGGCAACAGGGCCGGCCGTTATAGGGCGCACCAGTAAAGGGCCCGCGCTCCGACCTACTACAGTTAGAAATTTCGCTGAATTTGTTCAATTATTTGGTACCCCATCAGCCGGTGGCCAGGGGGGCGATGTATGGCGAAACGGAAACTATACGGCACCTACCTATGCGGCCTATGCCGTACAGGCTTATTTGGCGAATAACAGCCCTGTTACTTTTGTTCGTCTACTAGGGGGCGCCCACGCTTCGGCAACGGCCGCGGGCGCCGCGGGGTGGTCACTACAGAACCCCCAGTCCGCCGTCGGCGGCGGCCAATCGGACGCCGAAGATAACAAAGGCGGCGTATATGGGCTATGGGTTTGTGCTTCGGGATCTGCTCATGGTAAAGCCAGCCTTCTGGCCACGTGGTATTTGCAACCTGATGTGACTATTGCCCTAAGTGGAGGTATTGCTGGTAAAGCCGAGGGCGCGTCGGATATTCCTGCAACTACGGGACAAGGAGATGCAATGTTTGTGGAGCCGGTCACAGTCGGCTCGAAAGCAGAATTCAAGGTTGTTATTACTAGCGGAAGTTCGGTTGAGAAGTCGACGACTTTCAATTTTAATGAAAAGTCCGGCCGCTATATCCGGAAGGTCTTTAACACCAATCCCCAATTGACTAATCCCAACATTACATCACCTTCGGTACGTAAGGGATACTGGCTTGGCGATAGTTTCGAGCGCGTATGTCTTGATCAAGTAGGAAGCCTGGATAATTTTTCAAATAAGTTTGGAGTACTCCTTTCATTAGGAAGTGGGTCGGCTATTAATTCTGCTAATTTCAAGAAGTCTTGGCGATCGCCACGTACGCCACCTATTGTTGCGCAGAGCAAGGATGTGGGAAGTGCTGCGACTTTCACCCCCAATAACCAGCAAGAGCTGTTTACGGTAGTGGCTCTTGACGATGCGGAATACGCCGAGCGCAGCTATAAGATTTCATTTAGTCATATCAAACAATCACCGCAGCCAGAATTCAATGCTTTTGGATCTTTTACTCTAATTGTAAGAGAATTGGGAGATAATGATGCCAACCCCATGATTTTAGAACAGTTTGACGAACTCAACTTAAATCCTAATTCGCCCAGCTATATTGCGCGAAGAATTGGTGATAAGCAGTTATCGTGGAGCGATACCGACAACAAGTATCGTTCGCAGGGAGAATACGATAACCAGTCTCGCTATATTCGTATTGAGATGAACGATGCAGTTGCCAACAACTGGACTGATGATGATCTACTTCCCTTTGGCTTTAAGGGACTTCCAATGTATGTTGGGTTCAATGCGGTTTCGGGCGCTGAGCACAACGGCGACGGCTTCGCCACCTTTAATGTGGCCACCGCGGGCACCATGGGCGCCTCCGCGACTAACGGGCCCGATTCCCTCTTTTCGCTAGGTTCGGGTTCGGTAGGTTCGGCGCCCAGCGCCGGCGGAGCGCAATGGCTTGCGAATTCGAGCTCCATTGCCTTTGGTGGCTGCCAGGGCGACACGGGCGCACTCCGGCTGCTAACCGCCAGTTTCCAGTACCCGTTACTTCCGCTTAGAAATTCTTCTTCGGATAATCAAATGCTAAAGGATAATGATGCATATTTCGGACTGAATGTACAGAAGTCTAGCACTTCACTAATCTTCGATCCCTCGGTTCGAGACCATCTCCGAGTTAGGCCAGGGAGCTTGTTTGGGGCCGATCCAAATGATAAGGACCAGCTTCAGCGAGGCCCGGGTTTCTCTCTAGATAACCTGTGCGGCGCCACTCCAGGAGGCTCGTCCACATGGGATCGAGTATTCCATAGTGGTACTGACGGGTTCAACTACTTGTCGGGTACGCAGGCACAAAGCGGAGAGCCTTATTTCCAAGGAGGATATGTGGATGGGAACTCTATTACATATCTTAGCTCTTCATATGAGGCAATTCTAGATCTCAATTTCAACCGATTTACGGTGCCTCTGGTAGGCGGCTTTGACGGGTGGGATATTATGGAAAGCGAGCCGGTTAATAACACGCGCGCCCTTGGAGGCGTGGGTAATCCGGCGACAAATGCTCGCACTAACGCGATATATTATACTTGCACTAAGGGCATCAACACGGTTGCCGATTCTGAGGTGGTGGACATCAACTTGGCCACCATTCCGGGCGTTTGGTCCCGAGGAGTAACCGATCATCTGATGCGCGTGTGCGAAGCTCGCGCGGATGCGATGGCAATTATTGATTTGGAAAGCGGTTATACTTCTAGTGTAGAAAACACTGAGTCGTTTGCCAATCGTAAGGGCGATGTAAGCGGCACCGTAGGCAAGCTTAAGGATCGCTCTCTCAATACGAGTTATGCGGCGGCTTACTATCCGTGGGTCCAGGCAAGAGACACTGTTAATGGTGTGCGTTTGTGGATGCCCCCATCCGTGGTCGCTCTGGGAACCTATGCCAGTTCAGAACAACGGTCTGAATTGTGGTTCGCTCCTGCGGGCTTTAATCGCGGGGGCCTCAGTCAAGGGGCTGCCGGGATTCCAGTGGTAGGGGTTCTTGACAAGCTCACGAGTAGCGAGCGAGATAAACTATATGAGGTAAGTATTAACCCCATTGCGAGTTTCCCCGCGGAGGGCATTGTGGTATTTGGTCAAAAGACGCTACAAGCTAGCCAGTCTGCTCTAGACCGCATCAATGTGCGACGGCTGCTTATATATTTGAAGAAGCAGATTTCGCGGATTGCTGCAACTATTCTGTTCGATCCGAACATTCAAGTTACATGGGATCGATTCTTGGGACGCGTCGAACCTCTCTTAAGGTCGGTTAAGTCTCGTTATGGTCTTTCTGATTATCGGGTGATTCTAGATAACACTACTACCACACCAGAGTTGATTGACAGAAATATTATGTATGCTAAGGTATTCTTGAAGCCCACGAGAGCAATCGAATTTATTGCTCTGGATTTCATCATTACAAGAACTGGAGCATCATTTGACGATTAAGAAATTAGATGGGGCGTATTTACTACGCTCCACTAATTAAAGTACTATGGGAGTAAAATAAAAAATGGCCTTTTGGAATAATGCATCGGTAGAACCAAAGAGAACACATCGGTTTTTAGTACAGTTTACTTTGCCGGATGGGAGTAGCTCACAAATTTATGCTCGGACGGCGACGAAACCCGCATTCGAGATTGGGCAAACAGAACATAAGTTTCTAGGACAAACTTATTATTATCCCGGCTCCATTAGCTGGTCGGATGTAACGATCAGTTTTGTGGATTCCCTTAGTCCTGACATGGATGACCAGCTAACCGCTATTCTTATTGGTTCGGGCTGGGTGGATCCCAATGCCATTTCTACTACAGAAAACGTAGACCAAGGAGGCACTATCAACAAGTTTGATGCTACCAATGCCGTGGGCGAGGTTTTGCTTAAGGATCTTGATGGAGATGGGACAACGGTGGGCACCTATCGTCTTAATAATGCGTGGGTGAAAAGCATTTCTTATTCCACCTTGGACTATGCTTCAGAAGATCTACTCACGGTGGACGTTGTGTTCCGATATGATTGGGCCAATTACTACCGAGGAGAGCAACAGGTCGGGGGTGTATAATAACTTGTGGCCAATCGTCCTTTTTCATGGGCTAACTCACTAAAAGAGCCTAAGCGCTCTTATCGCTTTAGCGTAAATTTTCCTTATTTTAGTCCTACGACACATGCTCAGGAGCATGTCTTCGGTGGGCGCGCCTACCTACTTGCTAAACATTTAAGTAAGGCCGGCACTGTCCGTTGTGGAAAACATCTTAATTATAACGAAACTAACTTTGCTATTACGGACCTCTCGAAAGCCGAATATAGTTACGAGCTTGAAGCAGATGTTGTGCATGGGGTTACCATTAATTCGGCCCGTATTAAGGGAGAGGAAAAATTTACTCCAATGTCAATGAAATTGATTGTTTCTAAGGGAGCCGATTTAGAGTGGTCGATGAATTTTTTAACTTATTTTAGGGGCCCCGGAAAAGCGTACCATGATACATGGGGGCTGTCCGCTGGAGCGCAATCCGCGGAGGCAACGCCGACTGTGCCGACGACGAATCCGTGTAAAGGGAAGCTGGGCTCCGAACTGCGCAAATGCCGGAAGAGCGCGCCGTACTCCGGCTACAAGGAAAAGAACTCGAGCCGTACTAATTCATCACTTACGCTGCGTGGGGATAATTTCAGGCCGATCCCACAGCTAATTGTATATGAGTGGGCTGGGGGCACTTTAGCCAACCCTTCAGGACAAGAGGCGACCTATAGTTGGGAGCCTAATCGCGGCGGCGCTTATAAATATTTTTCAGCCCCGTGGATTGCTCGGTATATTATTAAGAATCCGGTAATTACATCATGGAAAATTAGTCCTTATAGTTATAGTAGCGATGATTTTGTGACACTTGAAATACTAGTGAGGCCTGGAGCTGCAGGATATGTAGATTATGAAGTAAATGGCCCGGGCAACACTAACGATGTGAAGCACAAGATTAACGAGGATAAACCCGAAATTGCGGCATCTTATGCCAGTTATTCGAACCGTATAGTGCGGAATTCTATAGGGGACGTTCGAAAGTTTATAGCCCAGGACAAGCAGCTGCCGGATTCGGGCCGCGAGAAACGGGGCATTGCAATGGGTAAGGGCCCTGGCCAGGGCCCTGCCTGGACGGCAATCCACGGTTCCGCCGATAAAGATCCTCCCGTGTTAGCAGAGGCCAGCGCTGAGTATCAAGCAGGAGTGACCAGCCTTACGCGCGAAGCGCGAGCGGTGGAAGAGCAGGAGCAGCGCAAGGCACGTAAGGCGGCAGAAATGAATCAGGCGCAGGCCACGGCCGACGCGAAGAGAGTTGAAGCGTCTAAAGCCCGAGCAGACGCTATGCGCGCTGGGGAAGACCAGAAGAAGGCTGACAATGCAGAGCTCGATCGAAAAAATTCTCCTGAATGGCAATCGGCACAAGACGAGTTCCAGAAGGGGCAAGATGCGCAGACCGAGGCGAGACGCCGACAAGGTATGTCAGCGGAGTCTCTTGCAGGGCCCTCCGCCCCGGCGGAGGCCCCCTCCGGTGACCTGTTCGACAGTCTGTCCAACACCGGCCAGCGCCGCGTGGATCAACCTGGCGGGCCCCCCGGCCCTGAATCCCGCGGTGCCCAGTGGTCCGGCCAGATAACCCCGGAACAGCGCGCACAAATACGGAGAGAAGCTGCGCAGGACCGAGCCCGCCGAGAGAATGCTAGCCGTATGGAGGCGCTTGCTGAAGCCCGCCGCCGCGACCGCGAGGCGCGCAACAACGAGACCCCGTGATATTAATTTAAATAAAAAATCATTTAGTGGTATAATTACTTACAGAAAGAGAGGTGACTTTTGTCAATCCGAAATAATGAAGATCGATTCTCGGCGCCACAGCCAGATTTAGATCCTCCTGCCCAAACACTCCATGACGAACGCCCCGAAGGGGAACCGTTTTCGTTTGTGGTACCTACCGAGTTTGTAGAGCTTCCAAGTCATGGATTGCTTTATAGGCCTGAGCACCCGCTCCACGGTCAAGAGCATATTGAAATCAAATTTATGACCGCCAAGGAGGAGGATATTTTAACTTCTCAAAGTCTATTGCAGAAAGGAGTGGCGCTTGATCGTCTTATTTCTAATCTTATTGTCGATAAACGCATCAAGCCAGATAATCTTCTTAGCGGAGATAAAAACGCCATCTTGATAGCGGCTCGCAAATCGGGCTATGGGGCAGATTACATTACCACCATTACTTGTCCTAACTGCGGAGAAGCAGAAAAGCGAACTTATGATCTAGAAGAAGCTCATATGCACACCGGGCTTACTGAGGACGAAATGATAGAAGAAGGAGTGAAGATCACCGAAAGCGGAACGTTTCTTATAAATTTACCTAAAAACCCGGTTCAAGTAGAATTCCGGATTCTCTCAGGTCGTGAAGAAAATGCTCTCGTGCGCTCCACCGAGAAGCGAAAGAAAAAAAAGTTACCCGAGCACCTTATCACCGATCAACTTAAACTAATGGTTGTCGCAATTGATGGTTATACAGACACAAAGTTGATAGATAAGTTTGTAGAGACCATGACGATGGTGGATGCGCGCCACTTGCGAGACACCTACCAGAAGGTTAGCCCCAACGTAGAACTAAAGGAGGTATTCGTCTGTGACGCTTGTAGTTACGAAGACGATATCATATTTCCCTTTACAACCGACTTTTTTTGGCCTCAGCGATGAATATGCTGAGGGCATGTATGAACAATTCTTTTTCTTAAAGTATCATGGGGGTTGGAGCTTCACCGAGGCATACAATTTACCGATAAAATTGAGAGAGTGGTTCGTGAGGCGTTTATCCGAACAGAAGAAAGCCGAAAGCGATGCAATGGAGGCAGCTTCGAAGAGCGGACCAGCCTCCCCGAAGTCTGAACTGGGCACACATAGCTCCCCTCCTACCCCCTTGGCACATAAACAGTAGCGTTATTTAGTTTTTTAAACTAATTATGATGTACCAGTGCGAGGAAAACAAATGAACGATCTAGTTCCCGTTGTAATTGATTTAAATGCTGCCAAAAAAGGGCTTGTAAATGAAAGCTTTTTAACAATGATGGGAGGAGCCATAAAACTGCTTCTTACTAGCATGTTTGGCAGCACTGATTTACTAGCGCCATCCCTCCGAGCCTCCATTAAAGGAACTCCATCTCAAGTTGCTTCTTTTGGGGATGCACTAGCCGGCGAGAAGCGTTATATGGAGAC